ATTGATGTGCCAGCCTTGGGAGTGTCGCCATGAGCCTTCCTTCCGCTTGGACAAACAAGATTTTTACGAAGCTAACCCTTGCCTATGGCCGAGACTTCATCGGGCGCTGGGAGGGTATCGACCTCAACGATGTCAAAAGCGATTGGAGCCACGAGCTATCCGGCTTTGAGGAACACCCCGAGGCGATTGCGTATGCCTTGGAAAACCTGCCGCAAAAGCCCCCATCGGTGATCGAGTTCCGCGCCATCGCTCGCCGTGCCCCACGGGTTGACGCGCCCCGCCTGGAAGCGCCCAAGGCTGACCCGGCAAAGGTGGCAGCAGAGATCGCAAAACAAACCGGCTTGCGCGAAGCACTGGTACCAAAGCACAACCCAAAGGAATGGGCAGAACGCATCGTCCAGCGCGCAGCTGTAGGCGAGCGCATACGCCCGATCAGCCTGCGCTTTGCGCGTGAGGCTCTGGGCCTGGAAGGACGGAAATCATGGCAATGAACCGCGAACAAGCAAACAACCTGCTCGACCTTGTGCGTCTGGGCCACCCGGTACCAGAGTCAGAAATCCTCTTTGCGCTTTGGCTTACCGGCGACCTGATGGGGGATCGATGACATGCCAAACCTGTCTCAACTGGTCACCAAAGCAATCCGGCCAAATGGCCCGCTACGGCTTTGCAATCTGCCTCAAGGGCAAGCGCTGGACATACCTGCCACCCCAGCACACATGCCAACAGCACAAACCGGCTGCCGAGGATGTGGTGAATGCAAGGGTGGTTTGGCTCAACAAGAAGGGGTGACGTTATGACCATCGGCGTATTTTTGCCAGAAGGCACTGAGGCCGAAGTCTGCCTGGACATTGCACGACGCCAAAAGATGGGCCAAGCGAAGTACGGCACCACAGTTGCCGAGAACCCGCTTAGTTTGCGCGAATGGCTCAACCACGCTTATGAGGAGGCGTTAGATCAAGCCATATACATCAAACGTGCCATTGCGGAGATTGACGCACAGGAGGCGCGGCGCAATGGCTGAACGTCTAACCCTGAGCCTCTACAACGCCCAGCAAGCCCATCAAGCAATCAAAACAGCATGGATGCACGCAAAGGGATGGTTGATGGCTGGCGACCAGCGCCTGACGCTGGAGATTCGCCCGGAGAAAAGGAGCGACGCACAGAACAAACGCCTGTGGGCAATGCTGGCCGACATATCTGCCCAGGTGGATTGGTACGGCCAGAAGCTCACCAGCGAAGAGTGGAAAGACGTCTTTTCGGCAAGCCTCAAGCGCACCAAGGTTGTCCCAGGCCTGGATGGTGGGTTTGTCGTCTGCGGTCAGTCCACATCCAAGATGACTAAGGCAGAAATGTGCGAGCTGCAAGAGTTGATGGAAGCCTTTGGAGTAGAGAAGGGCGTCAAGTTTCGTGCGCCGGAGGGGGTGGAGTGCTGATCTACAAAAACCCCAAGGCCAAGCCCTGCGAAGTGTGCAAAACCCTGTTCGTTCCTGACCGCATGGGGCAGGTCGTGTGCCGCGCAGCTTGTGCCATGAAAAAGGTACGCCAGGCCAAGGTGGAAGAGCGCGCCAAGGTACGCACCCGCAAAGAAGCAATCAAGACCATCCCCGAACTCATCAAAGAGGCCCAACGTGAATTCAATGCCTACATCCGTGCGCGTGATCGTGACCAGCCCTGCATCTGCTGTGGCCTTCCTCTTGGAACTGGAGAAGTTGGGGGGGCTTACGACGCCGGTCACTATCGAAGTGTTGGGTCGGCCAGCCACCTCCGATTCAGCGAAGACAACTGCCACGCCCAGCGCAAGCAGTGCAACAGGTACGGGGCAGGACGAGTCGTCGAGTACCGAATGGGCCTCATTGATCGAATCGGCGCAGAAAGGGTGGAGTCGCTCGAATCCAGCAATGAGCCGCACAAGTGGACGCGAGAAGAGCTAATCGCCATCCGTGATGACTACCGGGCCAAGCTCAAGGAGTTGAAGCGATGAGGTGCCCAACATGCCAGACATACACCGCAGTGCTGGAGACCAGACAACGGGATGACGGCAGTAAGTACCGCCGCTACGAGTGCGCCAATCTGCATCGCTTTAGCACGACTGAAACACCATTGACAAAGGAGAGCCATGCGAAACGAGCAACACGAAATCCTCGACGCACTGTTGTCAGAGTGGCACCAGTGGGCACGCGCTGAAAAGCTCCAACCCTCCCGCACCGCTGATCCAATGTTTCGCAACGCCAAAAGCCCCAAGGGCTGGGACAGCACCACAGAAGTGATTGACGACGAGCTTCGCAGCAAAACGATGAAGGCAATCGACTTTCAGGTGGGCGAGATGAAAGACCCTCACCGCACGGCCATTTATGTCCACGCCAGGAATTGCTGCACGGGTCATAAGGTGTGGTTATCGCCGAGACTTCCCGCTGACCCGATGGAGCGGGCCGTCATTCTTATGGAAGCCAAGAACGATCTAGCGCGACGGCTTTTGAGCGCTGGAGTGATGTGAAAACACTACCCGTAGTGATTGCGAGGCAGGTTTGTTTTTGCTATCGTTGCGTCCGGGTTGCACAGGTGCGCCCAAAATTTGTGAAGCCCGCATGGTTAGCCCAGCGGGCTTTTGGTTTTGCGGGCCGCTACACACACCACACCGGGCCATGTCCCTACGGTAGCGCGCCCGCACCCTTCGCCCCCGCAATCCTGTTAGCCAGCAACATCCGCTCACGGGTAAATGAGCGGTCTCCTGAGCCACAAGCTGCCGGTGCTGGTGCAGCGAACGGCAACGCCCAGGCGCGAGCCAGACCGATGGGCGCTTACTCACTTCGGACAATCCGACTGGAACCCGAGCATGTCTACAGTAGAAGTCACTAGAAAGCGCGAAAAGACCGGAGGCCGCACAAAAGGTACGCCCAACAAGGTGAACCGCGAATTCCGCGAGACCGTCCGCAAGCTGCTTGATGACAACGCGGATAACGTGGGCACATGGATCGCACAAGTCGCAGAAGGCCACGGCGAGAACAAAGCCGATCCAGCCAAGGCGCTTGACCTGCTTGCAAAGCTGGCCGAGTTCGCCGCTCCAAAGCTGGGCCGCGTGGAGCATGTAGGCGACGGTGGTGGGCCGGTCTTGAATGAGATCGTTATCAAGGTGGTTGATGCGGATCACGGCTGAGTTTCCCCGGAAGCTCACATTCCTATTCAAACCCGCACGATACAAGGTAGCCCATGGCGGGCGTGGTTCCGGTAAGTCTTGGGCCTTCGCCCGCGCATTGATCCTTCTTGCCGCCCAAAGGCCATTGCGCATTTTGTGCGGGCGTGAAGTCCAGAAGTCCATCAAGGACAGGCGTAGACATTTGCTGGCTTGAAGAAGCGCAGGTGATAACAAAACGGTCGTATGACGTGCTGCTGCCCACCATTCGCAAAGATGGATCAGAGGTGTGGCTGAGTCTGAACCCGGACATGGAGACGGACGAGACTTATCAGCGGTTTGTGGCTAACCCACCCCCCAATGCGCTTATCGAACAGGTGAACTGGAGGGACAACCCGTGGTTTCCTTCGGTGCTGGAGGCTGAGCGGCAAGAGACATTGCGCCGCGACCCGGACAGCTACGAGAACATTTGGGAAGGCAAACCAAAGCGGGTTGCAGAGGGCGCGATTTACGCTCTCGAGATTGACCAAGCGTACTCACAGAACAGGATACGGGCCGTGCCCTATGACCCGTTGATGACTGTTCACACGGTGTGGGACTTGGGTTGGAACGACAGCATGACCATCGGATTCTTCCAGCGGTCAGGCTCTGAGGTTCGTTGTATTGACTACATCGAAGATTCATTCAGAACCCTCGATTGGTACGTGGCAGAAGTTGAAAAACGCCCGTATCGCATTGGTACGTACTTCATCCCGCATGACGGGAGAAGCAGAGATTTCAAGACCGGAAAAAGCACGGAAGAGATATTGCAGTCAATGGGTAAGGATGTGAAAGTCCTTCCGGCGATGAGCATTGAAGAAGGCATCAAGTCCACGCGAATGATGTTTCCGCGCACGTATTTCGACAAAGAAAAAACAAGCGCTCTGCTGGAGCATTTGAAGCGCTATCGGCGAACGATCAACCTGCGCACCAACGAGCCAGGCGCGCCACTACACGACCAACACAGCCACGGTGCGGACATGTTCCGTTACGCAGGTATGGCCGTTGACCAGATGGGCAACGCGGAAGCATCCAAGCCAATCCAATACAAGAGAAAGCCACTTATATGAAAGAACAACTGCGCGAGCTGCTCAAGGGCGTAGCTATGGGCCGTCCAGCGTCTGCTGAGGCATTGGCTGATCTGCTGGCTGATGTGCTGGATGGAAGGCAAGTGCCTGCGACTGCGACCGTCGAGATTGAGTTGCCAAAGAAGAAGGCCACCAAGTGAAGAAGATGGACGACGAGGCCCTGCTGAACCACCTCCAGACGCTGGAGGAGGATTCGGCGGCGTTCGTTTGGGGTGCGCTTGGTGGAGAGCGCGAGAAGGCCCAGCGCGAGTACTTCCGTATGCCCTACGGCAATGAGGAAGATGGATGGTCGTCCATTGTCACAAGCGACGTGCAAGACACTGTGGAATGGATCTTGCCGCAACTGCTGGACATTTTCGCGGCTACTGACTCCATTGTGTCGTTTGAGCCAACCAGCCAAGAAGACGTGAAGGGCGCAGAGCAGGCTACGGACACTTGCAATTACATCTTCAACAAGAAGAATGACGGCTTCCTGATCCTTTATACAGCGATCAAGGACGCACTACTTGTGAAGAACGGTGCCGTTCACTGGCGCAAGGAAACAAAACGCCGCAAGGTTAAGACCCCGTTGCGTGGCGTGAGTGAAATGCAACTGACGATGGCGCTAGAGCAGGGTGGTGAAATCCTCAATGCTGAGCCAGTGGGGCAGGTGCAAGACCCGATGACCGGCGAAGTGCTGGCGATCTATAACGCTACGCTTGAGCGGGAAGAAGCGAACCAGGAGATCAAGGTAGAGGCATTCCCGCCCGAGGATTTGCTGGTTAAACGCGACTGGACTAAACCACTGTTGCACGATTGCCCGTATGTCGCCCGCATCATGCGTGTGACGCTCTCCGACTTGATTGAGATGGGCTACTCCGATGTGACGGCAGAAGATCTGTCGGGCTCGGATGCCCCCAGCGAATCGGCAGATGCAGAGTTTCGCACCTCACGCCTGAGCCAGAACGGTGACGCCTACGAAGACGACACCATGGTTAGCGTCGAAGACGACTCACTGACTGAAGGCTACCTCCGCATTGAATACGTGTTGGTGGACTATGACGGCGACGGCATTGCCGAACGTCGCTGTGTCTATCGCTTGAAGAATCGCATCCTCAAGAACGAGGAAGAATCGCACGTTCCCATTGCTACCGCGTCCCCAATACTGGTGGCGCACCGCTGGGATGGCATGAGCATCGCCGAAACGGTGAGCGACATTCAGCAGCTCAAGACGGAGATGACCCGTCAGATGCTCAATTCGCTGTATCTGGCGAACACGCCGCGCACGAAGGTTCTCACCAATGCGCAAGGCTCGCCACTGGCAAACATTGATGACCTGCTGGACGCCCGCCCCGGTGGCATTCTGCGCACGCAGAGCATGGACGGAATTCAGGAATATGTGACGCCATTCGTCGGTGGGCAAACTCTGCCGATCCTCGAATACGTTGATGCCATGCGTGAGAACCGCACAGGCGTGACGCGTTACTCGCAAGGCCTCGGCGCTGATGGGTTGGAAAAGACCAATGGCGAGTCGGCCCGCCTGATGAACGCAAGCCAGATGCGCATCAAGCTGATTGCTCGCATCATGGCAGAGTGCTTGGTGAAGCCGATCTTCCAGGGTATTCTGAAGCTGCTGACAGAAGGCGAGATGCAGAAGATTGCCTTCAGATTGCGCAACGATTTTATAGAGTACGACCCGCAGGAGTGGCGTGATTCGTATGACATGACGATCAATGTCGGCCTTGGAACTGGCGACAAGGATATGCAGCTTCGCCACCTGAGCGCGATCTTCCAGTCTCAGATGGCGCTTGCACAATCCCCATTTGGCCCCGCGCTGATTGATCCGACCAAAATTTACAACACGCAAGCCAAGCTGGCGGAGAACGCTGGCTTTAAGAACGTGGGCGATTTCTGGCGAGACCCTGTCAAGGAACCCCCGCCACCCCAGCAGCCTCCACCGCCACCGCCTCAAGTATTGGTCAAGCAAATGGAGCTTCAGGCCGAGCGCTACAAGACCGATGCCGACAACAAGACCAAGATCATCACGGCCCGCATTGCACATCCTGAGTCGCAATTGACAGGCCTGGAGATCAACCCAGAGACGGGCGAAGTATGGGAGAAGCCCGACCCTATGGACGCAGTCATGCAAGCGCTTGGCGCGCTGGTGGAGCAATCCAACGCGCCTAAGGCCATCGTGCGCGATGAGACTGGCAAGGTTGTAGGCGTTCAGCAAGGATCGCAGATGCGAACAGTTGTGCGTGATGAGACAGGCAAAGTGATTGGGGTGCAGTAATGGCAGATAACGTAACCCTGCCAGGTGCAGGCGATGTGGTGGCGACCGACGATGTGGGCGGTGTGCAGTATCAGGTAGTGAAGCTGGACATTGGCGGTGATGGCGCATCCTCCCGCATCAGTGAGGCCAACCCGCTGCCTATCACGTCTGCTTCTGCTTACGCCGAAGACACCCCACATGTATCGGGTGCAACCGGCAATCTGATGCTGGCGATCCGATCGGACAACGACTTGCCGACCGCCAACGATGGCGACTACACCATACTGAAAATGGATGAAGAAGGCCGGTTGAAGGTAGCCAGCAAGCCCGCCAGTTACCCAGACATTACCGGTGATATCACAGCCATTCAGGCGACCATTGGAACCCCTGTTGCCGGTGGTACTGTTGCAGGCGATGTATCCCGCGCATCGAACGTAATGGCGTTTTGCACGGGCACTTTCTCTGGCATTAATGTGACGTTTGAAGGCAGCCTGGAGGCTACCGGGGATGCAAACTGGTTTGGCTTGCAGGCGGTTCGCACGAACGCCAATACGATCGAAACCACTACGGGCGCGCTGACTGCACAACCTGCCTACGGGTGGGAGTTGTCAGTCAATGCTTTGAGGCGTGTACGTGTGCGCTGTACTGCGCGTACCAGTGGAACCCAGACGTGGCGCTTTGTCCAGGGCACATACGCCACAGAGCCTATCCCAGCCGCCCAAGTTACCGCCACGCAGCCCGTCTCAGGAACCGTAACAGCTACGGTAACTGGCGGCACGGTGTTGCCTGTCACGCCCAGCACGACATTCACGAACAGTGCAGCGACCACCAACGCAACGTTGATCAAAAACACCGCAGGCACGCTGTGGAGCATCGCTGTCAGCAACACCAATGCCGCAGCACGATTCCTCAAGCTGTTCAACCTGACCACCGCCCCGACTGTCGGCACATCGGTTCCAGTGTTAACCATTGCAATTCCATCTAACGCCACTGTGCTGGTTAACGGTGGATCGAACGGATTGCGCTTTGCAACCGGCATTTCACTCTCCAT